TGGACTCCCCACGGTTTCGCTCCACCCACTGCTGCAGAGCACGCACATCGCGACCACTGACTCGTCTTATTTTCGTTATGGGAAATGCTAGTTCGACGGCTAGCCTGATTTCCCAGACACCCCCTGCGCCCCCCGACGATTCTGTCACAGGGGAAAGCGCAGCCGCTTCCAGAGCCACCCTAGAGTCGGCCAGCGAGCATCGGAGGCTCAACACCCCCATCTGTACGCCCTATGCACAGGTGGTAGCCCCCTTCCCCCCCCCCCCCGTACAAGCGATTGTGCCAGTAGTAGCTCCAGTACCCGCTACTTTCATAGTCGCGCCCGGTCACCTCAGGGAAGTGGCGGTTCGTGTAGTCTCGAAGGAGGCCATCGAATACGTCAAGGACGTTGACAGGGTATTTGTACCATGGTATGATGAGTTACATAAGAACCTCATTCAAGCCTTTTCTTGTTTTCAGCCCAGCCTCGTGGATATTTTCTCACCCAAAGGCCGGGAAGCTTTACGCTTCAACTCTCGTTCAGAGAGGCGCGCTCACGCGAAATTGCAGTCAGATCTATGCGATTCCATCATTCGTGAGCACACCGTTTGTCATAACGGTGCTGTGAATCCTCACCCGCTTCTCCCGAGTAACGACACCACGGTCAAGGCCGTCACTGTCACAGCTGATTCCAAGACACGTTTCCAATCCGCCGCCAGGGCTTACAAGCTCCCGACAGAGGCTGAGATATTATCGAAGGTGCCCGACTCTGACAAGTCTTCGAACACTCACCCCTACCTGGCCGCGGGCCGGTATCTCACCATATCTGGCCTTCGCAGGCTGGCCAAGACTTTAGACGCTTTGCAGCAAGATCCCTGCATTTCGTCGAGTCGGCGTGATGAAGATGCCTACGGAGAAAGGCCCTTTCACCAGTTGAAAGACTTGGGCCACTCCGCCACACCGCCACCCACCGAGATACCGCAAGGAACCAAGGTCATCGACACCCTTATCGACTGCCTGGCATACGAGACATCGTTAGCCGCGCATTCCGGTAGGGATATGATCATTTGGGCATCCTATTATCGCGACCTCGCAGGGCAGACGCCGGAGAGTGTGTACTATGCCGATTCCGCCAACACTTTCGTGGAGATCATCGGCAAGGAGAAGGTGACTGCCATTTATGAGAAGCAGATCGCCTGGGACTTTACGTCCAGTGACGTCGTTTATGTGGAAAACCTCGACAAATCAGCTTTCACAGTATACAACGTCGTCCGATACCCGCAGCCCGACCTGCTCAAACAGGTTGTGTTTATGTGCGCGACGCACACCGTGAACCTGCCCTACGCTGTGGTCAACAAGCTGACCAAGTGGACCAAGGGGCATGATCTCGGATCTACGGGTATCCGCTCCCCCGGACCGTGCAAGAATGTGTCGATGGTGCCTCGCGACCCCAAGAGGCCGCACACCAAAGACATCCTCATCATGTCGAACGGCACTCCGGGAGTTCCCACGGTTTCCATCAAGTATATGGACGCCGTTGGGCCAGAATCCAGTACTACCATGCACGTAGACGTTTACAACTATCTCAAATACCTGAACACCCACGGCGGACGTGGTTTGACAGCGCACGAGGTGGTTAAGCGTCTAGAGCTCTTCGCTGACCAGCAGGAGCAGCTCAATGTGCCGGGCTCAGCCGCTTACACCGAGCTGTTGCGTACTGTCGCGTATTGGGGGGACTTGCCCAACGTTGTCTATTATGGCAACAACAAGGCACCGAAGCGGGTATCACAACCTGTACCGGAAGAATCCCCGACCGCCAAAGCCGTCATGGCTGCACCTAAGATTACCCTCAACAACCCAGGGACTCTTGCAAAGGATGCAAACGCTATGGAGGCATACAAGCAGGAGAAACTCCTCGGCATGAAGAACGATACTGTGCCGACAGAGGAGTGGAAGAAGATCTCGGACGTATGTCTTGGTCGCTTCGTGGAGTCAATGGCTCGCGAAAGCGGTATCAAGAAAGGCAGCGTGCAGCTCGTCGATATCAACGATATTCGCGACAATCGCACACGCGCCGTCCAGAAGGCACGCCAAGTTACAGATGGCATGGGCCCTGCTACCGAAGAGATCGGTCGAGTGGAGAACAAGATTGAGGCCGGCCACAAGGTCGGAGCCTGCCCTCGGGGAGTCCAAAACCCCGATCACAAGATTTCTGAGGAATCTGGGCAGCTCGGAAAGACTCTCGAGCTCATTCTCAAGAAGTGTGGTTACTACAATCCAGGCTCGACCCCCAGCGGGATCGCCGATGGTGTAGAAGAGTGCTATAACACGAGCGCTAAACACGAACTCCACTACGAAGCCGGTGGCCTTAGAAGCGTCGATTACACCGGCGCCGACGAGAGCCACTGTGAGCATTCCAACCGGATCAACATTAAGCTAATCGAGTATTTCTTTGCCGATAGCTGCAAGGGCGAAGCGCTACGTATCTACAAAAGCTGCTTCAACATGCCCCTGCAAGTTGGTCCAAAAGTATTGTCTTCTGGATGGAAGAACGCTAGTGGCACCGGCATCACTACTGTTCTCAACACCACCGTTTTCGCAGAACGGGAACTGGAGACGGCGACTATTGCGATGGTGTTTCGCTCGATGGAAGATAACGGTGAGTTAACACCTGGGGATTACATCCGTACTCTCAAAGACGCCGACGGCGTCTCGGAGCCAAGGCCCTTCCCCAACCTCACCCACAAGACCTTCCTAAAGCACCTACGCAAGATCCAGGAAACATGGGACCTAAACAAGATCCGTGGCGGCACGAACAAGAAACTCCCCGCCATAGACGTTGTCTACACCTGGATCGGCCCGAAGTTCGGAGACGATGGACTCGACCCTGCCACTCCCTACGTGAGTGACAGGCAATACGAGTGTGCTATGCTATATGTGGATAGGCAAGACGGGTTCACCCGCAAGCTTGAGACCACTTCGGCATTAAAAGAGGAGTATGTGGAATACCTAAGCCGTATTTATCCTTGCCCTCTTCGCACCCGCTCTTCCTATTGCAAGGTAGAGAAGGCTGTTGATAAGATATCAATTGCAGTAAATCGGGACCGCGACCGCTACATCCTGAAACTCCGTGGCTATTGGATGACAGATCGCAACACACCGATTGTCGGCGCATATTTAGACGCCATTGCAAAGATGTACGGCGTTGAACTTGTGAATCAGATGACTGATGTCCAGATCTCAGAACTTTTCGAACATGACCGCGACCTATATTACAAGGTCTCAAACGGTCCGTTCCCCTGGGACGAGGGAGCTCAGGACGAGCAATACTCAAGCGTAGCAGCAGACTACGGCATGACAGCCGGAGAGCTGCTTGAGTTCGACTTTGTCCTGAGATCGCAATCAACGTGGAGCGGGATCCAATCTTGCATGCTGCCAGCTAAGTTGCTGAGCGAGACGCTTGAAGATCCATTGGGCATGCTTTCGAAAGCTGACCCACCCGGCGTAGCCAGAGTACCTGCCTGGTCCACCTCCACGAGAGGCGAGGACCCGCGAATGGAGGACTTTGCAGACTTGCCGACCGCTCAAAACGTATCAGATTGGTTTGCGTCACTTGGCTCAAACCAACCTTCTTCTTCCGTCGAGTCTATGGACGATACGCCTGCAGACACTGTCTGGAAACCTGGCATGCTTCCCGCCGCCGCCTTCCCCTCTAACACTTGGAGCGGTGGTCAGGAGTGTGGCTCCAGCAGCTCAGAGTCGTAAGCGTCCAAAACGGGGTGCTGAAACTCTTCGAATTGTCTTCGGAGAGAAAACTGGTGACGGTGCGAGTGGCGCATCGGATTCCTAACACCCGTAATATCAGAGTGCTTGCCGGCACAAGAACCATCGAGTTCAGGTAAACTCCTACCACAAACAACCACCCATTTCCGAGAATGTCAGAGCCTCCTGTGACTCCTCAACAGCTAATGGCCGCGGTTCGGTCGAAAGACCCCATGCGCGGCCTTTGCGCCTCTCGTCAGATCACCGACGAGGGGTGTGATTGGCTCAAGTCCGCTCTTGACCCGTTTCACGATCTGCAGTTGGATAGCCTTAAGGGCTACCCGGATGTAAACACGGAACCTACCGTGATCGTCAAGGTACGGCAAGCAGCAGAGATCTCAAAACCCGCCGGCTTAGCAGCTGGCGACAACTGGGATTGTCACATCGCACTATCTCCAATCGACTGGGCCAAGCCCAACGGTGTCCTCTCCGCGGGGGCTACCGGTATCATTGGGTACAACGGTGCAGCGAGGGTTCTCCCTCAGGGCATTACCGGCGCCTCAGCCAAGCCCGCCGGATATCTTGATAGTATCGGCGGCGGCTCTGCAGGCTTAGCCGTTACATCGCGCCTTGACGGACTCGTCATTAACTCGGTACCAGCAGGTCTCTCCAACGGGGGAGACATGACCTTCACGCCAGGGCATATGCCCGCGGACGCTGGAGGCGGGTATGCAGTACAGAACATCGTCCTCGACAACTTTCTCGAGTTCGACGACACCGACTTAGGTGTGTACCGCATTGTCTACTCTGGGTTTGAGGTCGTCAACACTACGGCCCAGATCTACAAGCAGGGCGCATGCACTGTTTACGAGTATGGACACTCATTCGAAACCAGTCAGGTAACCGGGCAATACGACAATGTGCCCGGTACGCCCATTACGACTGGCAACAACACGTTTGCGACCAACACTTTCCGCTGTCCGCCCAATACCATTGCGGAAGCGAAGATTATGCCAGGGGCACACACCTGGGCTGCTCAAGACGGCTGCTATTGTACTTCGAAGTTTCAGGGTGACAACCCTTTCCAAGGAGCAACTATGCGGAATTACGTCGTTCAGCAGAACCAGAACGCGGCCGGGACGGCCTCGGGCTATAACCAAACAGCAAGCCTATTTGAAATGGGTAGTTTCGTTAGCCCCGGGTTGATTGGCGACACTTGGTCGACAGTTTCCGGCCCCAGTTTGGATGGTACGAAGTCAGGGTACAACGCCGCACCCGCCGCACATTTCTCACGCATGAGCACTGCAGGAGCCTACTTTACTGGGCTTTCTCCGCAGTCAACTTTGTTCGTGACATGGCGGGTCGGCTTAGAGCGACTTCCTGCTGCCAACAAGCCCACATTTCTGGCCCTAGCTTCGCCAAGTGCAAGCTTTGACCCAAATGCTCTACTCCTCTACAACCTGATCGCGAATCATCTCCCGCCAGGCTGTCCACAGGGGTGGAATGATCTCGGAAAGTGGTTTCAAACCATTGCCGGGATCGCGAAGAACGTTATTCCTGGGGCTTTCCCTCTTGTCAGTGCAGCGCAGATGATCATGCATGGTCTCGGCGCTGTCCAGCAGGCCAGAAATCTGCCTGCTGCGATCCGTGGCGTCACGACTGTAGCCCGGGGTGCCAAACCCGCTATACAGATCATCCAAGACGCCGCCCGACGCAGACAAAATCAGAAGGGGAAGCCAGCCCTCCAGAACTTCGGAGTACCAATAGGACCAAACTCTAATCGCTCAAACCGCGGTCGGAAGACACAACAGTTTTCACAAATGTCTTAAGGGCACCTAATCGGTGCAGAGCTTTGCTCGACATATGAGAACTTACGCTCTCCGGCCAAGATAGTCACTATAAGCAGCGACACCTTCTACTTATAAACGCAGGGACTTTTAGTTCCATCCGTACCCACCCTAACCCACCACCCAACAATACGCCTTCCTCCTCACGGGGGATGGGCCCTACGGCGGTGAGAGAACGGGGTGTGGGTCCCTCAGGCGGCAACCTGGAGGGCCACAACGACAGTCTCCCTAAAGCACCTAGTGCACTGTGGG